TTAGTATTTACTATAATTATTAATATGAATCTGTAATCTGTCGAGTGGTTCGCCTAACATTCCAGCAAAGTTATCGTAACCAGAAACTGTGCCATTATCGGCACATGTTCCTAAGTAACCAGTACGTTGCGTAGTTTGTGAACGATAGTAGGCTTGTTGGTAAGTCTCACCATGAGGCGTTGTGTAGTACATCTGAACACCATCAATTGTGTGGCCTTTAATTCCAGCAACACCATTAACCGTGTCGTTCTTGTCGCCTTTGTGTACCCAAGGAAGCCAGCCGTCTTCGATTGTGTGAACCCGATACTTGATTGAGCCACGATTTACTTTGATATAAAGCATATCGTGAACGTGATTAGGAACTCCAGCAAAACCATTCGATCCAGATCCAAAGTCTTTGACTAAATTTAACCACTGCTTGCCTTTTTGATGTAAGGCATAGGTTACGTGAACAGCTTTCTTATTTGCTGGTTTGCTTAGCTTTGGAGTTGGCGCAGGCGTTGGATTTACGCTGTTACCACTTGAACTAAAGCCATATTTAACATCGTGCGCAAATTGAGCTTTAGTAATACCGTGGCTAGCAAGGTAACCATAAGGATCAGTATGGTCGCCCCAAACATGATTAGTAATCCAAAGATGGGACTTAACACCCCGCCATGCTGAACTATCTACATCCGTTGGAATACCATACTTAATTGCGCTTGAGCGTAACAAGTTAACGTATGTTACGTAGTCTCTATGAAATTCTGCATTATCATACGTTTGTGCAAGTTCAATCTGAACTGGTGCATTTGCATTAGCCCATGAACCAGCACCCCACGCTTGATACCCCTCGGCACCTACTCGATAAATCTTGCCACCATCACCGACAATGTATTGAACGTAAGCACCGTTACTGTACCATGTCCGGTTTTCAAAAATAGCTACATTTCTAGCAGGAGCATATACCGCTGTAGCGTGTGCAATGATTACGTTGTTGTTTGTTCGCAATGATGACCCTTGGTTTGAACTCAAAGCATAATCACTGTTAATAGTTGCTGCACTTACTTTAGAAGCAAATGTTGTTCCAACAAAAAAGGCTGTTGCAATCGCAACAACCCATTTTAATTTATTTAGTTTTGTCATCTGGTTCTCCTTTTTGGTTACTAACTACCGTAACATCGCTAATCACTCCTAACATTCCTAGTAGTGTTAGCACGGTGTTAATAATCCCTACAATATTTTGCCAGTTGACTGGATAGGTATATCCAAATGCTACCATTAATTGTTGGACTAAAACGATTAGTAAACTAATCAATCCAGCCCACAATTTACCATCGTGCCAATTGATATTTTTTACGTTCTTCATTAATAATTACCTCCCCATATTTTGTTTTGTAAATCCTTAATTCGTTCGTGGTGGCGGTCTAACCGCCGATCGTGCTCATCTACTCGCTTATCTAACTCATCAATGCTAATCCTTATTTCTCTCAGATTATCATTAAGTGTTTTAAAATTTTGTTTAAATCTTTTATATCGTCCTGAAACGGGCCAAAAACGAAGTACTTAAAAAGCAAGCTAACCATGCCTGCCATAAAATAATAACAGTTGTAATCGACGCCCAGTCCTCCCATGACAACCCCAACAGTGTGTGCAATCTTACACCTTCTTTTCCCTTAATTTTTCAAAAATAAAAACGCCTATGATTTAGGCGCTACATAATCTTCTCCGGTAATATCCTTATATTGGTCTGCAGTAATCAAACCTAATTGAACAAAGTTTGGTAATAGGATAGGTCATGGTTACCCCATGACCAGAAAATCTTGCATTGTTCATAATATGTCATTATGCATTCGCTCCTTTCAATTCGGCAATATCCTTACTTTGCTGCATTAGCATCTGTTGCATCTGGGCAATCGTTTTGGCTTGTTGTATTACGATTTGTTGCATTTCGGATGGCGCAACAGGTGATGCTGGGGCACTTTCCCATTTTTGTGTGTCCGAATTAAATTTCGGGCGGTCAATATCTGGTGGTACAATAGTCGTACAGCCTGATGGTACCTCCTCACCCTCATTTAAAATTAATACGTTATACCCCCATGGATTCAATGGTTCGTACACATATACATTTTCTAGTACGCTATTATCGTAATTCATGTTATCCCCCCTTATTGTTCAATCCAGTAGCCGTTATAAAAGACAAATTCCGATAATGTCCCTCCATCGTATGTTACGTCCGTTTGTTTTTTCAACACCATGCGTCCAGGGTCGATGTTGCTTCCCCATTTACCAGCATATTTATAGGTGACCCCACCAAAGGTAAGCACCTTCAATCGGAATCCATTATAAGAGCGGAACGGTGCTGGAAGAATTGTATTTAAATTCCACTGGTTAGTCGTAGGATTACTTGCGACGGTTAGTAGTGTTGTATTGTCTCCCAAAGTTGCGGTCGCCCCTTTTTCACCACGATAGATTTGTTCAAAATCAGTTGGACCTGCTGGATGCAGGCTACTGTACATTTTCTCGCCACTGTGTGCTTGGTTCATATCTGATTCGGTAATAAAACTGTTGGTGTCAATGCCACTTAGCAATCCACTAATCCGATCAATCCCTGTTGCATTAATGTTAGTAGTGATATCTGTATGATTACGGTTGTGTGGTTGCCACCATGAATCATTAGACAAAATGCCCAGTTGAAAATTGTAAGCCATTGGTTGGATGTTAATAGTTGCGTAACCGCCTTGTACCTTGCCATAAAGTGTGACCACAAAAATTGGCACTCCGCTAGCATCATTGTCAGATGTTTGCTTAACGTACAATCTAAACTGATGACCGGGGTTCGATAGGTTCGCATTGGCAAAATGAGTGTAGTCTCGTGCTACAGAATTGCAATTCAAGTTAACGTGAACACTCTTGTTGCTTGATGAAACATAAGCTCCAACATGCAACCAATCCATGTCTTGGTCCCATTCGGAAGTTGTATCAAAAACTAGTGCATCTAACGATAGTCTGCGTAAGGTATCGAGGTCTTTATCCGCAACTTGTTGATTATCATACCGCAACTTTTTTTGAAAAATCTGCACCCAAGCTTGGCTATTATTGTCTGGAGCTTGCATGGTGCTTAAAATTTTAAAACGGTCGTATTGTGCATGAGGGTTACCTTGAGAATTGTGATTATATTTAGTTAATGGTTTAACCATTAGATCAATCCTCCTTTAAAATATTTTTTAAGAACCAATTCTGATTCGGTCGTTTTATTTGGACTGGTGAAGTTAAACGGCGCATTAGTATTCCAGATTGATATTCCAACAATGTTGGAATTCTGTGAGAATGCTTCAAACGTAGCTTGATAAGCTGCTGCTTGTCCACTAAAATCTTGATCGCCCTCCTGTAAAGACATCAGCCTAGCTAGCCCGTCTTTCCACGGCATTGAACCTGTTTCAGTGACAAAAATTGGCTTACCGTATTTTTCAACGTAATTATCAAACATATCCATGTAGTGGTTACCATCTTGTTCGAAATACCAGCCAGCGATTAGTTCATCTTGTGTAACACTGTCATCATAGTTTTTATTAAGGTAGTTTGGATAAACGTTAATGCCGACTAAGTCAACTGCTTTAGCAATCTGACCGTGACCGTCAATATCCTTAGCTTCATTACCCCCCATGGCGTAAGTAATTAATAGGTTTGGATATTTTGCTTTAATTGACTGATAAATGTCAAGCCAATTTGCGATGTACTTTGGATCGGTACATTTTTCTTGTTCGCACCCAATGCATAGAATTGGAATACCATTTGTGTTACACGTTTCAGCATAATGCAGCATGACGTCCTTCCAGTTTTTGAAGAACGCATCAAAATCACTAGGCGTGTAAGTGGCACGGTTCAGTCCGTCATATCCTCCAGCTAATCCAATGTGTGGCTTGAGCATGGTAATTTCTAATCCCATTTTTTTAATGTGATTAATATTTTGTTGCATTCGATCGTCAGATTGCATGACAATGTTCGGGTCGGTGGAGTTGGTAACTGTAACCATGATTGGCATAGCTAGCGTGCCGCCAACTCTAATAATAGCATTGATGTTATCGTCTGAAATGCCATCACCTATTGAGTAGAGAGTTGATGAAATCGTTTTGTAAGTTAGGTAATTTCTACCAACGATTTTTTCCAACGCACCAATTCGATTATTAACGTCTAACATGAGTTGTTTTTTAAAATCTTCAAATTCAGCCACCGTTAGCAACCCATCGGCTGTAATCTTAGTTTCAAGTGCTGAAAGCTGGGTTTTAATCTCGGTAATAGTTAAATTAATACCGCTAACGTCAGCATTGAGATTTGTAATTAAATCCGCTACATCTTTCTTCCATTGCGTCATTGCAGTGTCAAAATCACCGTTTGATTTAGTGATGTAGTCTTGCAACTTGTCGTACAAATCTTCAAACGGAGTAATATAGTCGGATGGAACAAGTCCAGAAATAACCTTATCGGCCATAACATCCAAACTAAATTCTAGAGTAGTTACACTCATGCCATCTTTCATCAAGCGGAAGAACGCTTGCTTATATGAACCAGCAACCTGAAAAGCAGGCGCTGGGAAATCAAATCTAAAAATACCGTTTTGCGCATCAATCATTACCGAATGCTTAGCATCAATAATCCGATACACACCCTCCGGCAGCCACCCTTCAAAAACTGGATTCATCCCAGTCAAATCAACTGATGAACCATTCCCGTGCACTACATGAACTTCCACTTGTCGCATACTTTCTTCGTATTGACGTGCCTGTAGCCAGTTATACTTTGAATCGTGGAAATCAATGTTAAAATTCTGTTTGTCATCAACAAGATTTCGCCGATCATTGTCGATGTTAAATGTCATAACTTCCATTAGTCAATCACTCCCTTTTCTTTTAAAATACTATTTACTACAATCTCGATGGATTCCACGTCGATACCTAATAAAATACGATTAATTCTTTCCTTGAGTGCTTCGTTAGCTGTTGTAAAATCGTTTTTTAATTCATATAATTTTTCATCTAGCTCTTCTTTAGTAATTTGATCACCACTGTTCATTAAATCTAGATTGTTAATTTCTTTTTCAATATTTGTAAAATTATCAACTAAATCATTTCTAAAATCAGGATCCGATAATGCTAGTTCATTTGTAATTAATTTAGTGGACATCGCTTTCCTCCTTTGTAAATAATGGTTTGCCATCGTTATCAACTGATAAAACAAAAACAGAACCACCTGGGGACTTGAATTTAAGTCCATCTAAAGGATCTGTTTTAATTTCATTAAGTTTCTTTTTATCTGCGGCAGTCATTAATCCATCAGCCGTTTCAGTAGCTGGCTGATAGGTAACGACCTGTTTAGCAATGAATTTATCTAATCCAACAACTGCATCTGCTGAAGTAACCACATAAAACGGTTCGCCTTTTACTAATCCTATCTCGGAATCGTCAGCACGAGCCTCTAACTGAACTATTTTAGTACTCACTTGCACCAACCACCTTTCCAAACAAACGTGAATCATATGCAGAGTTTGCTATAGATTCAACAGCTGTTAAATCTTGTTTGAATTTATTTGAAAACTTGGAATTATCCTTATTTGCTTTCGTAATAGCCTTAGACCAGGTAGTCAAATTAAATAGCTTGTTGCCAAACGTTATTTGTGGCGTGACTGTGCTTGATTGAGGATTATAAACTAACTCGGTAATCCTAACTGAAACATCAATTCCATAACGGTCTCTAAGATAGCCACTATTGCCGACTTTTATATCATTCAAATTATGATATTTTGCATTCTTGCTAAAATCTGCCCATTCAATCGTATACTGCACTTCTGGATAATCTTTAATTTGCTTTTTTAAATAATCTTGCAAACTTGCTGATGTTGTAAAACGTTCGTCAGAAACTGGATCAGCATCAATTATTCCAAATTTATCTGCTAAAGGACTAGTATATTCAGCTGTTATCGCTGATGATTTTTTGCCATCACTATCATCGGTTGTTTTACCAGTACCCTTAATGTGAGTTGAGAAATTAGAATAATCTTCTGTGTCTGTAATTTTAGATACGTTAGCTCCATCAACAAATAAAAAAGCATTATCTTTGCCAATGGTTTTGTAAATATGGATTTCAAAATTATCAAAGTAATATTCAAAGCCAAAATCGCTAGCCAAGGTGGTTAGTAAATCATCGCCACGTGCATTTCCAAATTCTTCGGAGAATGCATAGTTGCTAAATGTGTCATGAATTTCATAAGTAAACTTAGTACCTTGCGTAATAAACTTCATACAATCATCTAACGACTGAGTTTTTGTTAGCGTTTTGTCGATGTATTGATCATGCAATGTTTGTCCAACATGCAATGCGGTAACAGCATACTGGCGGTATCGCCCTAATGGTGTAATCGTCGGTGTAGTAATTAGATATTGTTGATTGTTTTCAGGGATAGTAACAATGCTTCGTGGCATGACTAGTTCCGAAGCAACTTTGTTGTCAGAATTATCGATAAAATTAAAAGTCAGTTGATCAATAGCTCCTAATGTTTGCGTAAGGGTCAAATCATCAATCGTTTTTAATGCGTTCTCCGTTCCTTGAACATTTTTTATGATTAACATGTTTCCCCCCTAATAATAGAACCTAGTTTCAAAAGAAATCGTAAAATCACTAGCACCAGTTACCTTAATTTGATTAAATTGTGTAGCAAAATCCAAATAGGCGTGGTTGCTATCGGCATAACGATTTTTATTGTTAACCGTTGGCATCAAGCCATCTAAAATTAACGTTTCTGATTTGCTAAGTGGCTTTGTAAATTCAAAAGTCTGACCAGTTGTCTGATTTTCAATCTTTAAATCACTATTAACAGTTCCATTAAACGTAATCTTTACTGGTTTATCATCAGCCAATAGGGGGATGATTGATGCGTTAAATACTTCAAATGTAGTTTCATTCGTGAACTTATATTTAACGGCTTTATCTTTAGGGAAGCCAATTCCAAGCCCCCATTTATCGCCTTCATTCTCAATATCATCAAGCGTTGTTGCAATAGTTTGAGCATATCCATCAATGCAATTAAGATTGATAGAAATGCTGGACGCCTTCCAATAATTATTTAATCGTTGAACAGAAAATGCATCAGCAACTACTCTCCACCGTAAGAATGGAATTCGTAAATTAATAATATAAAATGGTTCACTACTCTCAAATATTTTTGAAACTTGCATCCGTTGCAATTCGTAATCGTAATTATCGTTAGCGTACATATCAAAGACAAACGGAATTACTAGTTGACTGACTTTAGTATCAGTTAAGACTGCATTATATTTACCAACTTGCTGGAATGTATGCTGGTAAGTGGGGCTGGGAGGATCGAATGAACGAACTCGAATTCCCATCTTACCTAAGTCGTACGTTGTGCCGTCCATTCTTTGAATTAGAAATGTACTTTTAAATTTTGGTCTGATATTAACCACCTCACTATCTATTATTTGAAATAACGATATCTTTACCAAGTAATAATTTGGTAGTTGGATATGTTGTTTTAGCAACGGTCTTCGAATCGATTTCCATGTAGATATTTACATTTCCAGCTACGCTGGTACTTGGACTCTGTGTATATTGCATTGACTGAACTTGACGTTTAGCTTTCGTAACAACATCCAAAGCCTTGGCAGCAAATCCATTTGGATTGTTTTTAGCTCTGGCAATCATTGCCTCGGCAATATGTTGTTCAGAAGATGGTCGCTGTGGATTGATTGCTATTTCAGGTTCTCCAGGAACTTCATTAAAGAAACTTATTTCTCCAGGCATCCCCCATCCACCATTAGCATATCCATGTCCGTTACCAAGAAAACTTAATCCACTACCATACCGGTGTCTTGCATAGTTTAAACCAGCTAGCATATTGTCGTATCCATTCCAGATATTGTTATGCCCAGGTAAATGATAAGCTCTAAATGTTCCAGGTTTAACTTGCATCAATCCTTCTGCATGTCCGTCAGCTAAACCGTCAGTACCACCCATCGCTTTAGGGTTGCCACTAGATTCAGTATTTATTTGACGTAACACCCGATTAACCATACTTGCACTAGTTGAAAGCCCAAGCTTACTCAATGCACTTTCAACGTTAGATTTCCAACGCTGTACACCAGCTCCGCCTGGATCACCAGTTCCACTTCCACCAGCATCTTCTATAAATGGTGCAAACATCTTTGCAATTCCACTAAAGAAACTTTTACCAAATTGCCTTTCGATAAAACCACTTAGTCCAGTATCTTTAGACTTTTCTTGTTGCTTCTCATCGGATTTAGAAGCCTTCATATCACGAATATCATACCAGCCCTTAGTAGTTGTTCCAGAATGACCGAATGGATTCCCTTTAGAAACACCAACGTGAACATGAGTTCCGTTTGGACCAAGTTTAGCAATCGCTTGACCAGTTGAAACTTTATCCCCTTTTTTGACTAAGATGTCTGCACCAGAACCGTATTTACCATTTAATTCTTGATAAATAACACTGGCGTCATCGGCTTTGATTACTAAATTTTGTCCAATCCCATTTGCGCCACCCCAACCAGATGGTGGGCCACCGACATACGATACGGTACCACCATGCATTGCGTGAACAGTTTTTTCGCCAGAATAATCAACACCATCATGTGCGGAATAGCCACCTGATACTGCTCCACGATTACCAAATCCTGAGGTTACTTCCCAGCCATGCCCTGGGCTCTTAGCCCAGACACCGCCAAATCCGCCTTCATCATCCATTGCACCGCTAATTTTATCCCATAGCGCTGTCCACCAATCGCTGGCTTGCTTCTTAACAGGCTTGAATACATCACCACTTACCTTATCAAAAATGAGTTCTTTTGTTTTTTAGGGTTGCCTATCAATTTATCTAGTGCTTTACTAGGATTACTAATAATATTTTTAGCTAGTTCAAACTTACTTTTTAACGATTTGTAGATATTTTTAGCACCTTTAACTACACCGCCAACAAAATTTCCAATGCCTGATAGCCAACCAGTACCACTTGCAAAATGTTTTAATCCTCCACCAAAAAGCATCTTACTTTCGGTAGCGTTTAAAATTTCTGTTCCAGCTGGAACTATACCTGTCCAGTTACGTTCTTGAGGACTAAATAATTCACCACTAGGTAAAATACCAACTTCTCGGTTACCAGTCTCTGGCGAATCAAAACCATCATTCAGCATAACTGGAGTTGCCTTAGTAATTGGTCGTCTAGATCCAGAAAAGAATCCAGTACCAGTAGCGTATTGTACCGGCATTACAGGTGCTTTAAACTTGCTATCGCCAAATACTTTTAACACACTGCTAATTCCACTTGTGAATGTATTCCACCATTTGCCAACTGTATGAAAGAAACCACTATTATCGTCTTTCTTCTTTTTATTAGCCTTTTTTGAGCTTCATATTCATTGTCAGCAGATTTAGACACGTTTTTATAACGGTCATCCGCATGCTTTGAAACTCGGTCCTTTTCTGCTTTTGCATGATTAATCGCTTCGTCCTTTTGCTTTTCAGCTCGATCAACTACACGATCATGTTGTTTATTAGCGGCATCAATAACTTCTTTGCGTTTATCTTTTGCCCACTGTGAGTTACCTGAATATTCACGTTTTGCTGCCTTGATAGTTTCATCACGCTGTTTATCAGCTTTGCTAACTACATCTTTATATTTTTTATCGGCTGCACTCTTGACTGAATCGTATTCTTTATCAGCATTTTTTACGATTTCTTTAACTTCACTGCGACTTAATTTTTTCTTCTTGTCAGTTAGTTTTTCGTCATCCTTTAACATTTTTGCATTGGCTCGTTTGATTTTACCAGCCAAAGTAGTGTGCAATCTTGCTTCATCGCCAGTTACTTTAGTAGCAAATTTAAGGCGCTGTTTATCAAGGGCTTTTTTCTTATCATTGATATCCTTCTGAACTTGAGTTGAATGCTTACCGTAAAGCTTCTCATCTCGTTCGATTTTACTATTCCATTTTTCGGTTAATTTCTGCTTTTCTTGAGCATAATACTTAGCAATAGCTGTTTGATCTTTTTTATTCTTCTTATCGTAAGAATTAGCCTTTTTGCCAGATTTTTTAATGGCTTCTGCTTCTTTTTTATACTCTTTATCTGAAATAGCACCGTTTTTCTTTAGCGTTTTTAAGTCGTCTAAAGCTTGTTTTTGTTTTTAGAATAATATGATTTGGATTCTTGTAATAATTGATTATGAGCCTTTTTCATACTAATTTTAGGTATTTTTAATTTAGTTCCAAACAATCCTTTTTGAATCTGCTTGCCCAGAGTTCTACCAAGTTTTTCGCCACCTAATGCACCAACTCCAGCGCCGATGGCGGTACCAATACCTGGGAGAATGGCAGTTCCCACGGCCGCTCCTGCAGTTGCACCACCTAAGTTACCAGCAAAAGCACCAATATGAGAACCAGCTGTTTTTTTAGTCATACCTAGTAAATCAGTACCAGCCATTAATACGTCCCCAACGCCCGTAGCGCCTGCAGCTAATTTGCCAAACCTACTCATGCCTTTAAGCTTAGATAACAAGCCTAGTTTTGAACCATTCTTAGCCATTCGGCTCATTTCACCAGCTTCTTCAGCGACTTTTGTTCCACCTTTCCCACCTTTGAAAAGTTTACTGAACAAACCTCCTCCACCGGAGTTTCCACCACTCATGGTGGAAGTAAGTTCTTCAGCTTCACCAGCTTCAGTTGCGGCAGTCTTTACGCCAAAGAATGCTGTTTTCAATTTACCTAATTGACCGATTACTCCCGCTATGCCTGTGGCAAATGCGGTTAGTTTGCGAGCAATAAAAATTGCAGCAATTACCTTTCCTAATTCTTCTAATCCTTTTTTATGCTTAGAAAGTTCTTCCAGTGCGCCAGAAAGGCTTTTAACTTTTTGTTGTGACTAACTAAATTAGCTATGGGTTTGAGAATTGCACCGATACCACCAATCAATCCCTTAAAGAAACCAATTCCGATAGTTCCGATAATCTTAATTGAGCTCCATAGCCCTTTAAAGAAACCAACAATTTCTTTAGAATGATTAGCAATTACATTAGAAACAGATTTAATGCTTTTTGCCAAGCCATCCATAAACTTGTTCATAGCTTTCGGACCATCTTTAATATCAAGTGCTTTAGTTAAAGCTGTAGTAATTGTTTTAAATCCTTTTGAAGCGGCTTTACCAACTTCAGCAAATTTCTTTTCAGTTCTTTTATCAGATACCCATTTAGAAACTGCTCCAAAAATAGGACTTTGCATCTTCGTAAATGGTTCGACTAGTGCACCAGCTAATACCTTAAACCGTCCTTTAATTGCACGCTCAGCACCTGCGGCAGTTTTCATCATGTTTTCACTGGCATCCTTGTACTTTTCACCAAGTCCGTTCATCACGGCTTCAGCATCTTTAGCACTGATTTTCCCAGCTGACATCTGTTTACGTAGTTCGGACATGCTCAACGAATTGTTGTGTTGCATCTTACGCTCATAATCCAACAAGCGTTCTCCAAACATCGGTAACTGGTCAGAAATCATATTGAAGTCGCCTAATTGCATTTTGGAAGAACTCATCATGTGAGTAAAGTTAAGACCTAATCGTTTGGTATCATCTGCACTCATCCCTAATGTATCAGACATAGTTAGAAGTGATTTAGTAAGCCGTTCGGTAGGCTCTTTCTTGTCTAAAACATGATAGAATTGTTGATCTAGTTCATTAACTAAATCATTTGATTGTCCAAAAGCATTTGACATGTCATTAATAGACTTAACAAATCCTTTACCAAGCTTTGCATCACCAGTTAATGTAGTCCATGTTGCAACCATTACTTGTTGCTCTTTATTGAATTCGTTACCAGCCTTAGCTATTCCGCCAAGACCAGTCTTAATTACGTTTAAAGCACTACTTGCTGCACCATGAGCAACCTCGCCCCAGAAGACACCAGAGAAAACTTTTTTGAATACCGATTCAGATTTATTAGCTTGCTTATTTAGGCCTAACAAGCCTTTAGTCATCTTAGTGAAAGGATTACGATTAAATGAACTTTGCGTTTTGCTTAGCTCTTTCATCTTATTAGTGTTTCTAGCAAGTGATGATGCTAAGTCGTTAACTTTAATGGTTTGCTTAGCAATTTTTGAAGCATCCTCATTCCGATCGCTTTTAAGATTAGTTAGTAATCGATGCTCTTTTTCATAAAGTTCAGATTCCTTCTTTATTGAAGAGCGCAAATTTTGGTATTCTACCTTATTTGCTTCAACGCTACGTCCCTCAGCCTTTAATCTGTTTAGATAAGATTCTTGGACGTGACTAGTGCTTTCATAAGCGGATTTAAGTTTCCCGATATCGCTACGTAATTCTTTATTAAGATTATTTATCTTTTTACTGAAATCAATTGTGCCTTTATCTTTCATTTCGGTAAAAAGTTCGATTTTTTGTTGCTTTGGCAGCTTCTTCAATACCTTTTCAAAGTCTTTAATTCCAGCTTTTTCAGCTTCTGCAACAATCTTAACCTTAGTATCTTTATCAAATAGGGCTTTAATCTCTTTCTTTGTTAGCTTAGCCTTGTTAATTACTTTATCGGTATTTTCTTTAAACGCCTTATCTAACTTTTCTCCAGCATTCTTACCAAACTCATTTACTAATTTATCCGAGTCCTTAATTTCACGGTTAAATTTATCAGACTTGAGTTTCAGGTCGATATTGATTGCTCCATCTGCCATATTTTAGCCTCCTTTCGCTTGATTTTTGAGCATATCGAACATACTGCTCATTTGCATATCTAGCGCTTGAACGTTTTGTTCATCTTCTAAACGATAAAACTCTTGTGCTTCAATGATTTTTTGCATAGCTTCAGGGTCATCTTTATATTCGTTAGGGTCGGTTTGACGAATACTAACAATCCTTTGAAATGGTGACTTATCACTCAAGTTATTAAAAAGTGCCTTGAATTTATCCCAATGCATCACCCCTTGTGTATCAACTAGATCAATGTTGTAGTCAAACAAAAAGATGCATAAATTGCTTCAGCATCTTTTGTGTATGAATAATATTTAGTTGGTGGTTCAGGTTCTACTTCAAATTCTGAATCTATTTCTTCATCATCAAATTTTCCGTAAGCTGATTGTGATAGATAATCACTAATAGATTGCATTGCTTCAACTACTTGTTGTTCATCATATTCACTGATTTCGCCAATAAACATCTTAAACCCTATCAATGTTTTTTCTATGTCATTGATAGAATTGTCTTCTAACAGCTCATACCATTTAAGAACCACATCAAATGTAAAATCGACCTCAACTATTCGGTTACCAATTACAATACTATGTTCAAGTTCACTAGTTAGGCTGATCATAGTTGACTACTTCTTGTGGTTCTTTTTTTCGTAATAGCTTTTAACTTTGCTTTTGCCAGACTTTTGTTCTTGTTTAACAACATCTGAATATTCGTTCAATGCTTCAACGATTGCATAAAGTGAATTGGTTGAGTGGTTAAAGTATGCATACAATTCTTCGCCAGCACCCTTTCCAAAGGCAGAATCAAGTGTGTTAACCAGATCATTTTTAACTTTGGCTTGAAGTTCGCTGTAAATTTCCAATTGTTGAACAGCTGTTTTTTTATTGAATTTTTCGATAGTTTCCTTATCAGGATCGATATATTCTTCTAAATCTTTGCCGATTCTAATATCTGCTTCTGCAATAGCTGTCATGAATTTATCGTCATAAATCACATTACGTTTCTTTCCTCCAACAATGAATTCCTTTACTGTTTGTAATTTATTATCAAGATTAATTGCCATTTTTATTACCTCGTTTGTTTTTATTTTTGAAACAATGGCTGTAACGCCTTTGACAACGCTACAGTCTATTAACTATTGACCAGATGATTTTGCTTCACCATCAGTTCCAGTAGATGAAGTGCTTGGTGTAGGAGTAGTTCCACCAGATTGAGTGCTTGCTGGAGTGTAAACAGGCTTGCCATCTAATGCAAGTGTGAAGCTAAATGTTTGTTTAACGTTAGCTGCGCCACCAAATGGCACAATAGATGTTAGAGTTGCAACTGATTCGACGACATTACCAGCTGGATCAGTCCAACGAGCTAATGTGCGTAGTTTGTCTCCAATATCTAAGAAGTGGCTTGCCACGTAGTCTTGAGCTGGGTCACCCATAACTCGATGCCCGGACAATGCAAATGTAATGTTCTTACCCGTAACTTCAGTATCGGTAAATCCTTCTCCATCCCAATAAGGTGTAGCATCAGTCGTGTCAGCCGCTGATGGTGTGATGGTGTTGATACCACGTAGCAACTTAGCCCAGTTGGCATTTTCTTTGTCACTAGTTAAATCTGTCCCGCCGTTGATATCAATCTCCAGCAAATTTTTAAAGTTTAAATCAAAATGTGTTTTTCCCATTTTTTATTCCTCCGTTTGTTGATCAATGTTTACTTTGAAATCCAATGAATAGATAGAAAAGCCTTCCGTATCTTGTTCAGATATAAAAGGTAATCCCGTCATTTCTATTGAATTAAATTCAAAGCTTTCATCTTTACTAATTAATGTTTTTAATCCATCGATAGCATTTGAAATATTCCACAAGCATTTACTACCTAGCTTGGAATCGTTCGTTCGAATCGCAATCTCAAAGTTAAGTTCACGTTCTTGTACACCATACCAATCTTGTGAAATTGTTCGGCTACCTGGAGCTGGATACAGCTGTAATGAATTATCAGCAGTCAAATATCCTATGTGAATACTTGTGGGCAAATTTTCCAATAGATTAATTTTTTCCGCTAATCGTTCAGCTAAGTCCATCAAATCCACCTGCCTTAACAATTATTTTTTCCATGAATCCATGTGGTTAGCCTTGGCTCGTAAATCCCAGCGTCGGCTTGTTCCAGGTGTGTGATAATTACGGACTGGATGACCATTAACAATTCCATAAAATTGAGCTTTAGAATATGGTTCTCGATAGTTTGCCTGATTGTAATTACTGTTAAGACTTGAATTATCCCTCAAATGCCCTGATCGCTTTGGTACATAAATATTCATATCAGCATAGGCTTGATTACCATAGGCGTGTTGTGCCTTGGCAATTCTCAATGGCATATCTTTCAATCCATTATCGTTGATGTTAACTTCAATCGACATTACAGCACCTCCAGCTCGTACGAATAAACCTCGTTGATGTATGGATCTAAATTTGTAACGATATTAGTGATTGTTAGTTCATCACCATCAAAAACCAATTTAGAACCTATATCTGTACTTTTTAATTTAGGAACGTTTGTGCTAATACCTGGATATAAAAATGCGACTGCATTAGCCGTTATTTTTCGACTATTGTTGTCGCCTGAATAGATGATTTGTGGTTGATAAATCATATTATCAATTTGGTAATCATCAAAATCTGGTTTGTTGTACAAATCTGTCTTACCGTTCTTGAGTTTTAAAATGATGGACTGGTTACATAATCTACGCGGTACTCTTGGCATCATCGGTAATCAACTCCTTTGTACAAAAAACCCCAGTGAAACAATAAAGCCATAGCTTCGTTAGGCACAGCCGAGTTACCGTAAGTAACAGAATCAGTCCCCGAAGTATCTAAATGTGTTCGTCCAATTGATAAGCTTTTAATGTTGCCAGATATGGCATCATTAGAGCTCGATACACCCGTTTCAATCGCATAACAGACAATTATACCTAAAGCTCTTTTGAAAGCCTTAGCTCGCATATTTAATTGCTTTTTAGAGCTGATTAAATCATTCTGCAAGTCGTGTAATCCATCTGCGTAAAAGAAATTGGTTACCATATCAATTTGGATTTCAGCTTTAGTAATGGCTTCCTTGAAATTCTCCTCGGAAATATCATAAATTCCCAAGGCTTTAAATTCATCATAAGTTAGATACAAGGAATCGCCTCCTAATCAGTGACGCCACCTTTTTTGTCTTTAGTTGTTAAGCTATTTGGTGGCGTTACTATTTTGACGATGCCGCTACCGTTCCCGCTGCTTTATAAGATACGTAAATACCATCTTTCTTTTGGTCACGGACAAAAATGTCATGATACAAACGGTTTTGGTAAAGGTATCCGTCACCTTCTGTGTGTTGTCCAGGAGCGAACATGTAAATTGCATTTTCTTTAACAACTGGAATAACAGCTGGCTTAGCAACAAACTCAAAATTGATTGCTTTTGCATCTGCAGCAGGTTTGTATCCATCTGAAAAATCATAATCGCTGTAGAAACGGCTTTCGTCCCATACTTCAATTAGTTGAACGCCATCAATCGAAGTTACACGTGATTCTAATGCTGTAATTCCAACATTTTGATTAGTAATAGAACGTGAAAATTCCTTTGAGCGTTCGAGTAAGTCCATAGTTTCGCTTGATACAAAGCCAACGATATTTTGTGGCCCATACTTACGCAAAGGCAAGATAGCTGCTTTCAATCGGCTATAGACATTGTCTACTGTTAAAGATTCGTCTGCTGTTTGTTTAGCTTCAACAGCCTTTTTACCTAAAGTAGAGAAGCGGTAAGCATCTAATTCTGGTTGAACATGGTCTTCAATAAATTCTTTTGAAATATTGGCAACCGCTAAGTCTTGGTTAGTTTCATCAACGTCTTGTGAATCAACAAAGAATTCAATATCACGGTCTTGTCCCATAGTGTAAACTTTCTTATCATTTCCAACTGTTCCAGAATTAAATCCTTTACCACGTGTGTGGTTTTGTAGTCCTGATGTAGAAATAGTAGTTAACGTGAAAGACTTACCCCCATTAACTAAATCAACTTCGGGCACTCCTAATACTGTAGTTAATAATCCTTGGTTAATCTTTTGATCAAAGATACCTTCGTCTTTTGTAACATAATTGATTGCTTGTGGCATTATATATTCCTCCTATTTATTTGCTTTAATACCAAGTACTTCGGCTAACTTATTATCATTAGCTGGTGTTCCACCGCTAGGATTACCACCGGCGAACGGTTTAGGTTTATCCGGCTCTTTTCCTTCAAACAAATATCCGTCTGATTCTTTCAAGCTATCCAGCTGATCGTTCAATCCATGCATACCTTCATCATCAAGTTTGATTGCATCGCCATCTAATAATGCTTTCACGGCTTTAGGATTGCGTGCACCAGATTTAACTAATGCTAAATCAATCGCACTTTCCTTTCTCACTTTAGCTAGTTCGTTAGTTGATTGTTCACTCACTTCATCAAACTTGCCTTGCAATTCTTTTAATTGGTCTTGCAATGCTTCGTTATCCTTTTGTGAATCTTTGAACTTAGCTAATTCACTTTGGTTGCTTTCTAGTTGCCCCTTAAATGAATCACGTTCTTGTTCTGCTGATGTCAGCTTAGTACGCATATCATTTAGTTCAGCTGAATGCTTAGCCATGACACTGTTAACTTGTTCGTCAGATAATCCTAGTTCTTGTAAATCTTCTCGTTTCATACTTATAATTCCTTTCGTGTTTTTATCCGGAGTAACGGCTCCGAGTGAATTTTTGGTATAAAAATAAGCCTTTTAACGCCATGCCCAGGGCGCAATATTTACTTGTATATCTTTTCTCTTGAATAATCACGATATAAAAAGTCGTTGTCTTTTACTAAATCACGTAATCGCTTCTGATTACCAGCTACTAATCCTTTGTAATGCTGGATTCCGTCAGAATCTTTTAACTTTTCAGCAGCCACTAATAATTCTTTGTATTTTCTAACATTACGTTCATATCCACGCTGTTTTTGCTGAATTTCGCCATTTTCTATAGCTTTCTCTGGATCATATTGAGGCTGATTGTTAGTATTCCAACCTTTATGATAGGGGAATAGTATATGACTGCAGTTGATGCCTTGAGTTCCCCCAGGCTTTCCATAATCATGGTTGTAGATACTATCATATTCACTATCATAATTAGGGTCGTCTTCAGGAACTAGGTTAACCACCTTGCCTTGAATTGGCGCACATGCTGGTCGTGATGAAGCATGACTACTCATCAAAGCCAGCTTCGTTCCATAGTCTCCCATACGCTTTAACCGCAAATCATTAAAAACTTGATGTGCGGACGTATTAACAACCGTCCGAGCGTACGAATCGATTGGAATGTTATTGCCAGCTCGGTTAGTTAAGGTGCTAGGTAATCCAGCGTCAATCCATTTATAAATAGCACCATCAACTGCTTGCTCGTGAGTTTTAAGCCCCGTGATTGTTTGTGCTGTAGCTTTGTTGATAATATCATGATAAACCTTACCTGTAGCATTATCGCCCACATTACGGCTTAGTAGCGTTGAATTAATATGCTTGTTAAACGAAGTAAATGCCTTTTCTAAATATGAGTTAATCATATCGGTTACTTCTTCAGAGACCGGCACTGTTTTATGAGTTTGCTTTTGTAACGTATGGTCTACATCACTAACAATTTGTTGACCGTTTTCTTTAATTAAATGTTTAAGCTCTGCTTCAATCTGTGGATTCTTACCTGATACTATTTTAATAGATTCATTAACCACATCATTAAGTTGGTTCAAATGCTGTTGTTGCCATTGCAATACATTAGATGAATCAATCTCGCCTAATTCATTATCTTTTAACTTATTGATAATCAAAATAAATATTTGACGTTCCAATTGTTCATATAAATCATTTACTCGTTTAGCATCTTTGCTCATAGAATCGGGTGTTATCATTCATCATCATCGCCCTTACCAAAACCAGTGTTCTGTTCATAATCGCCTGTGATAGGTGGTTCAGGTTGTTCGTTATTAATTTGGTCGATCTCTTTTTGTGCATCGTCAGTAGACATGCCGTAATTCCGCTCTAAGAACGTTTGCTTGGATAATACGCCCGCTGATAATGCTTTGAGGTCTTCTTCCATTTGCTTGTCTTTATCAACAAATACACCATCGTCAAAATGTAATTTAACGTCTGGCAGTGTTGTTAAATCATAGGAATATAGAACCTTTTTGCCATTTAAGTCTCGGTTACTTGCTAGCTCTAGGATAGAGATAACTAACTCATCAATCGCCTTTTCTACCATTGTTAGATAACTAGAACGGGTTTGATAAGTCATAGAATTGTTGGATACTACTTCGGTGGCGGTCTTCAAACCATCAGATCCATAGCTGAATGTACCAGTAGATAATCCGATTTGTGTTTCAAATTCCTTAATAAAATGGTCCAATGCATCTTTGTATTCTGTGCTCCTAATTGGAGACGTCATGTCTTTTACACCGATGCTATCTTTACCGTCGGAATAAAATCCTTGATAGATATTTTGGTCAGAATCAAATAGTGGTGGATGAACTTCATCGTCCCCATCAACACTTGACCCTAGCATGCTTGCATCTACAGCAATTCGACGCTGTCCTAATACAATTTCCCAATAGAACTGGTCATGGACTTTGTTAATCGTATCAATAATAGTTTTTGAGTTATCTACAATGCCAGTGCCTAAAGGACTTTCAATTGAGATGTTATTAGCTCCAGGTGTCTTAAAATAAACGAACAAGGGACGAACTAATCCATGCAAGACAACTTCGTCATCTAAATCCTTATAAGCATCCAGTGTGCTAAGTGATACCTGTTGTCCAACCTCTTTTTCAGTATCTGAACGGTATAATTCATTAGTAATGCGATAATCGCCTGTATGGCTATCCCACTCGTGGAATTCTAACAAGGTATAGTAAATTGTTGTATCTTGTTCAATCTGTTGTGTTCGGCTAGTAATAACCGCATCACTAATATTATTCGTGTTTGAATGTAACGGTATAAATTGATCAGCTCGAATCCAAGCAATCTTAATCTTGTTGCCATCTAAATACGGACGCATAGCAAAACCACCTAAGGCGGCACCTTTTTCCAGTGCTTCTTCAAGCAGATTAAAGAAGTTATTATCTTCTAATACCTGGTTGATCCAATCATTAGTTGATTGATCATTATTAATAGCAATATCACATTTACTATTGAATACAATTGACGCAATCCGCCTTGATGCTAGCTTAACCACATTTAGATACTCAAACTTACGTTTCCGATGTTTACCACGACTATTTAGATACTCAACGTCTGGAAAATCGCCTGTAAAATATTGAATATCTTTTTGAATCCGTTCGACTTCAGCAATCGGTAGTTCAATCCGTGGATCATCAGTTAAATTTACCAATGAGTTCCCCATTCCCATATCTAGGCCCCTCCTTTTAAAGAATTGTTTTATCTTTCTAAATAATTTCATAATTTACCACCTCAAACCAAAGTCACGTTCGTTGTCTAAACAAACATATTGGAAATTATCACAAGTATGGTCATCTTCTTTAACAACTTTAGGGTCGTCATTTTCTAACGTGTCACCGTCCCATTGATACTTTTGATGTTCCGAGATAAAGTACTTCAAATTATTTTCTGTGGGTAAATAAAAGAACCTACCCTGGGCAAGTAAGTTCTGAACACGGTCAATCATATCGACCTTTTTTAATTTATTGACTGGATGCCAAGCAGTACCATAATCAGCGTAGTATTGGTTACGCAAAGCACCCTCGGCTGAATCCATAGTCATTTTAATAATCTTGTTACCGTATTTATCACGCATACGTTGGATAAAATGATGCAGGTTATCCGATAATTCCTTAGGTGACTTTTTGTTCGCTTTACCTGCTGGAGAATAGTAATAAGTATCAAGCAATACTATTCGCTTCTTACGAGTTAATGCATAACATGAACAAGCCGTTGCCGATATTTCGTGTCCTGTATCAGCTGAAATATACATACCCAGAATATAATCATCATCCGGGATATCTTCAATCTGATTAAAAAGGTTCATGTTATAGATGTTGGTACCTAATCCAACCACTTCACCCAGGTATAACCAACGGTAATAGTCATAATCATTTTGTTTAAATCGTTCAATATCAGCTAGCGTTTGTTCACTATTGATGCCCAAGGTGTCATCTAAGTAGGTGGAACTATCAATCAAATAACGAGGCTCTTGCCCATTTTCAACACGTTTATTGTTGTCCCCTTCGATTTCATCTATCCACTCGTTAATCCAATCATACGGGTTCTTAGGTGGGTTATATGAATAGAAGATTTTAACGTCTTTAGCTAACGGGTGTTTTTGTCGAACAAACGTTGGATTAGTTTGATCAAAATCCTCAGCTGATTTGAAGTTTGCTGCTTCTTCATACCACATAGCAATTACATTGCCAACAATATTAGACTTAAGCTTTAATGGATCATCAACACCATAAAATAAAACGTTGAACCAGTTCTTTTATGTGTTATTCGTAAGGGACTGGAGTAAAACTTAAACTCGCTATATACATCTAACATATTAATAGCCCACGATATTTGTTGATATACAGAGTCACGAAGATAGTTAGCAGCATTTCGTAAACAGATAACATTAGCCGTTTGGTCATGCATGATATATTTCTTCATCATCGTTACTAGTTTAAGACTGATCGTTGATGACTTGAATGATCCACGACCACCACGAGCAATCACATATGGACAATCCGTATTCCACAATTTTTTAAAGTGTGGATTAACCAATTCAGATGTTCTAATAACCTTACCTTTCTTCTTAAGGTCATCAATTACGATTGAATTCAATTGTCATCCTCCATATCATCTAAAATAATAGTTCTATCTTCATCATTGAACGAAGTATCAACCGATTTAGCACGTGCTTCAGCAATATCAGCTTCTGCCGTAATCTTCCTAATCTGTTGTTCCAATAACTTGTCGTTGTCTGGATAACGTTTAAGCAACTCTTTAGTGGCATTTATGCGTGTTTTTAAATCTGCTTCTTTAGTGGTTGATGCTAAACCGTCAGCAGTTCCAACAACGACAGTTTCTCTCTCTTCACCACGAGCTATCCTAGTAAGCAATTCCATAGCTTCTTTAGCATCCATAATCTTATGAGATTCAACCTCTTTCATCTTTTTTTCGATGTAAGATTTGATGTCAGGTTTTGTCAGGTTTTCGCTACCAACAGACTTGGCCGTCTTCCTACTGTAGCCCGCCTTAATAGCGGACTGAGTTGCATTTCCAGACTCGATGTAATTATCAGCAAATTTCTTTTGTTTAGGTGTTAATTCATTACTCATTACATATCACCACGCCTCCAATCAACCTTGATGGTTTCTCTTTTTTCTTTAGGCATAATAAAAGGACGATCCTGTTTAGAATCGTCCCTCTTTTTTTGTTTAATTTGTCGGTCTAGTTCACCAAATATTTTTATCTCTGTTGGACTACACCAACCGTACTTAGTCATCTTCATGTTTACGCTGGTACTCTCTTCCTTTACTATACCCAAGCTGAAACATTCCTAATGACACCCCAATCACTCCTAATATAAAACTTGTTAAAAATAGCACCATCAAATTTACCTCCATAATAAAAAATCTTAGTAAAATTAATTACCAAGACTTTGTAAAGTTTCATCTTTCTTTTTCTCTTCAATAAAAAATGTCAAAGACGAAAGTAAGACTATCAGTTTAGCAAATTCTGAATACTCATAATTTGCTGGATTGTATCCACCATGCTGTATTGTATTTCTGTTAAAGATCTTTCCCGCTAATTTTTGATTATTTCCACTAAATAGTTCAACAATTAGTTCAGCATTCTTATATTCAATATATTCATATACATCAGAGTCTATGTGGTTTTCTTTTGTCTTAAGGTTTTCCTGTTTAGTTTACTAGTGATATAACCAAAATTATCAGGAAATAAATCGTCATCCAAAATAACATACTGCATATCAAGCATTGAAAAAATCTCAGGCAGCAATACTTTCCAAGCTTCGTTGTCATTTTGTATAAGTCTCTTCATTATTTTTATATTATCATTAAATCTATTTCCGGGATAACTGATAGATTCTAATTCTTCCAATAAATTGCTTTTATCTGAATAAATATCAATAAAAATCTCATCTATTGCATCTTTAGAAATATCCCCATATGTAACCGTATTGGTTAAAAGATGAACCGTTGGCCCTGTATCCGTTCCTAAAGCCCATCCTCTTTCATAAATTCTGTCAATCATGTTCATTTGAGTTGGGCATCTGTTCTTAAGCTCCTCAACAATTGGAGCTATACTTTTCTCTATTACTTCTAAATTTTAGGTAGAACATTTTCCAATTTTTCAATCATAGGCGCCGCTTCTTCAATACTCATAATTTTTTCCTCCTTAAAAACAAACCTATCTAAGTAAGTTTAATTCATAGTTTCTAAAAGGTATATAGCAAAAAGTACGCCCGATAATCCTGAATAGAACCATTAATACCTTAATTATAAGTTGAGAACTCTAGCCATTGAGTTACAGGCTTAATAAGTAGTGTACAAAGCCCACTAGTAGGTAATAAGACAGCAAGGAATTGAACCTTGCACGCTTCTACACGTGGACCACCTATCTTACATGCTGGCTCTCAACTCAGTAATGCGGCTTTACCGCAACGTAGATGGTAGGACTCGAACCTGCGACATTCTGATTAACAGTCAGATGCTCTAACCAACTGAGCTACATCTACCCTAATATCGAAAAATCAGCCTGATTGAAAGGAATAATCTTACTTACGACATATATTAATGAGTTGCTTGCTGATTTTTCGATACTATTACTTTAACACCTTACTACTCCAGAAGTACTCCAGATTTACTCCGATTTTACTCCAGATTTACTCCAGATTTTTTTACTTAATGAACTCTTGGCAACCCAATCGTTCAGCAACATCTAATAACGCCGAGTCCAACCAACTGAAATAAGTACTTGATGACATACCATAATATTTATTAGGTAATCGCTGAACTAATGTATCTAGATAATACCCGTGGTCCTCCTCATATCCTTCGCAATAAACAATTTTAAGCAGTTCCCGGTACTTATGCTTACGGCAACTATTAATTGCCCAGTCGATCCAAGCACAATATGCTCGTCCTTCTTCTGCCTTAATCATTCGTTGCTCCGCATACTTTGGTATTGGAGCTGTTGAGCTAGAGCCACCATCACCAAAACTTGCTGTTATTTTTGGATTAATGGGTGCGTTAATATATGACTTGTACTTACGATATTTAGATAATTTTTCTTTTGCATTTTCTTTAGTGGCTTCTTCGTCTAGTTTACTCAACAGTTCCATTAGTCGCTCTCCTCCGCTTATGATATAATCAATTTGTTGGGTTAATTACGTCATAGCGGAAGCTGTGGCTTTTTTATTACCAAAATAGAAGTTGGATAATAAAAACTAAACCTTTAACAGCTAATAAGAACATCATCAAAATAAGAATATATGCGATCATTTCGCCGAGCTTTTCGAAAAAATTTTCCATCAAAATAACCTTTCTTGTACTTTTTTATCCTCTAACTTGATGTCTTCCCATTCTCCGTTGATTTGGTGCTGTAATATGTGGCTAATCTTAAACCAGCGGTAAAGTGGGAAGGTGTCCCCCGTCCTAATTGTGATGTTCTCTTTACTCTCGTCCAAAATGCTTAACACTTTTATTTGATGATTAAACATGTAATTTTCGATCAGCACTGGCAAGTCCATACCTGGCCACCTCCTCTGTGATGATTTCAAATTTCTTCGTTGAACGGTCAATCGTTCCAAGTGAAGCCTTGTGAGCTTGTTTTCGGCTAACAGCATGTACTTGCCTCTCGTAAGCTGCTGCTTCACTTAGATCACTCGTAACCTCGTATGGATTGTCCCTTCTCATGAACTGGTTCTTTGTTCCTTTAACGCGTAAATAAAACACGTTTATCCCTCCATTTTTAACCCCCCTTGAAATCGACGGGTTTAGAATTTTTTCTGCTGATTTTATTCACTACCTAATCGTTCCAATATGGATAAATCAGTATCGTTATGCCTAAAAATAATAATGTACTGACTAAATCGTTGCGGTATATTTCAAAAAACGTAACTGCCATAGTCACTATATATGCATGCTCACGGATCAGACTTATAATTTTGTTCAATATTGGCTTAGTCATCTTCTATCTCCCATCTTCATTTTTCTTCCTCCAATAACTCCGAGTTTTCGTGCACGTTGCCAATAACTTCAAATTTACTACCAAAAGATTCATGCAGACATGGCTCAATTAAATGTGCCCTTGCTGGTTTCAAAAACATACCAGGCATCCCAAACAAGTCTTCTGAAACAATTTCATTAATGGCCGGTGCCATCGTTGGCTCGCTCATATTTGACCACACTTCAACAATATCGCCTTCATAAATTTCCTTGCCGTTCACGTCTGTCAGGCCGGTAAACTGCTCAAGTTTAAAATCACTTGCATCTAAGGCGTCCAAGGTCAACCCTTTCAATTCGTCATAGTCTCTAATTACCTTGCACTCGTTGTCCCACGCTCTAAACTTAATCATCTTCGGCCTCCCTGAACTCAAGCAGTCCAGCGTTGTTGTAAGCTTCATATTCTGACCAATGGTCTTTGAGCCATTGCTTAGTGAAATATGTTTTATATTTTTCACTCTCAGTACTACTATTTAATTCAAAATATAGTATGTCTCCCCCTACCTCATAATTAAGCCATTGATTTTCTTGACAAATGCCTTTAATTTTTACCAGATATTTCTTTTCTTTCTCCACCTCGTAACCATTGTTCCAAGCGTTAATGTACTTCTTAACAGAGCCATCATCAGCAAAAAACCAACAGTACACATCACTTTCCAAGCGCTGATCAAACGTGCTTCCTAATGCGCCTAGCAAAGTGTAACTATGTTTCTTATGATATTTAATATCATTGGCAATAAACTCAGGAATAACTACTTTCTTTGGTTCGTCTAGTTGTTTCATTAGTTCACTAAACTCACTAGTATCTTCCATATCGAAACCAAATTTTGCACTCATCTTGTTATGCCATTTCATAAGCTGTAATTTAAGTTCTTCTTTAGCCATCAGTCTTCCACCTCATCTGGAACTGTGTCGTAAGTCACAGCAATCGTAATTGCTAATTTTTTGATGTTATAGTAATAACCATCTATATTTAGCCATTGTCTAGCTTCTTCTGATACTGGTAACCAAGGTTTAACTGCTCCAAGTTCGTAAAGCTCTTTACATTCTTTCTCATCTTCAGACAAAATAAGATTAATGGCTCCTATAATTGCTAAGCCACCATTTCTAATATCATCTTTAAAATATTTAATCCTTTCTTTTATGCACTCAGGTAAGTAATCCGAATTTGGTGGAACCGCCTTACCATCCTTTACCTTCCAACCATATACAGCATCTAATAACGTTGTTAAACTTTCATTGTCCATTTTTTACACCCTCCAATTTCACACAAATTTCTTCCAATGTAACTACCGCAAACACTATAAAGAAGCCAATTCCAGCCTCCGCAAGTTTGGCCACTCCTGTTATATATGAAAAGTAGCAGGCTAATAGGGTTAGCATTAACACAATAAAACTCGGTAACCTCATAATTAACTAATCTCCTGTTTATCTTTGATGGTTCCAATTTCTTTCAAAATCCGAATATCTTTTCTAATGGTGGTATCTGTCGCTCCACATCTTTCAATAATTTCTTTTTTGTCCCATCCAGCTTCTACTAGTTCTTTAACCATCTTTCTACGCTTAACCACTTTAACGTTGTTGCTTCCCCAGAATTTTTCAAGAGGCGTTTCATAGTCAGGATTAGCTTCACGAGCTTTACGCATTAGTTTTTCATATTCACCAATGTTTCCTAGATTTAATTCAATGGTTGCTTGTTTTCTTAAGGCTTGTCTTTCTTTAAACGTCATTGTTAGCCCCCTAAAACGGTAAATCGTCGTCGTTAATATCAATTCCTTGGCCGCCATTAGTGAATGGGTCATTAGGATTGCTGTAATTTCCATGTTGACCATTTGAGCTGTTATTTTGTGGTTGTAAATTGTCATTTTGGCTGTTTTGTTGATTTGGAATACTATTCTGTGGTTGATAATTTGAATGTTCGCCATCTTTTTGAATTTGATTACTGTTTTTGGACTCAAGTAGCGAGAAGTTCTCAGCTACAACTTCAGTAACGTAAATTCGTGTTCCTTGTTGATTTTCGTATGATCGAGTTTGAATTCGTCCATCAATTCCAACCAGTGACCCTTTGCGAGTGAAGTTACAGAAGTTTTCCGCCGTTTTATTCCAAATAACGCAGTTAATAAAGTCCGCTTCGCGCTCGCCCTGTGAATTTGTAAATTGACGGTTAACGGCTATGTTAAAGCTAGCTACCGCCCTTCCACTGTTGGTGTATTTCAATTCTGGATCACGCGTCAACCGGCCAACTAAAACAGTTCGATTAATCATTTAGCTACCCCCTATTTTTAAAGTGTTACTTCTTGAAAATCCGTAAATGTAGCATACTTTTTGCCGGTGTCTTCAATGTCCTCCCGGTAAACTTTTCTAACCATAACTAGTTGCGGTAAATATTTTTCTTGGCCGATAATGGCATACTGTGCATTCAACGGTAACCATTCTCTAAAATCCTTACGAATATGGAACGTGTAAACATTGCGATGTGGTTTAAGTTTTCCATTAACAAACTTCATAAAACTAACGTCTATCGTGTTCGGTGTATTTTTCATCAGTATAATTTCCTCTAATTCCTAATTTATTTAAATCTTCAAGTTTTAATTTAACGCCCTCAACTGGAACATGGTAATTTTTCGAGAATTGAACAGGTCCAATGTGTTCAATCTCTTCGTGATGTTTTCTACACAATGCCATTACGTGGCGTTTAGTGTGGTCAACTTTGTTTCTGTTTGTCCTACCAACCACGTCGATGTGATGAATATCGGCATACTCAGAACAAATCGTACAAACTCGATGCCTGCAGCATTGATAAAGGTAGTACTCCTCTTCCTTTGGCAATAGTTTATACCCTTTCTTGAACGGCACACGCCACTCAAACATGAAATCAATAACTAGGTCGAGTAACGTGTTAGCATCGCTCACGGACGATTTAGTATCGTCTGACAAGCTAATCTCTTTACCAGCTGTGTAGATTTCGTATTGCGTGTAGAAAATCTCCTTGAGATAATCCCTCGGCGTGAATGACCAGACCTCAATATCATGCAATAAAGCAAAGAACAAGCGTCGTTGCTGGGCACGAACTTTACGATTGTCGGCCACTTCGAAATCAATATAGAACTGGTCTGTTGAACCTGCGACGGTTTCTAGGTGATCTTGATTAAGCGGCTCGTCCAAGTGGATAACTAGGTTGCTACCACGCATCACGGCTCTCGCTCTTTGCATTGCTCATCCCTCTTTTCTTGCTTTAATCTTGGCTAACTGCCGTTGAATTTCTTCTGGACTAACAGCAGGTTTTGACGTTTTAGCTGGTTGTTTTGCGTTGTTATCTTGGGCCCAATCAGGTAAGGTTTCCCGTTGTACAGTCTTTCGTCCGCCCGTAGGAGCTTCTGGAGTAATATCGTACTCATCCTGCCATCCTTTTTGTTTAAACCACGTTTGTCCGTGCTTGATATAGCGCTTAGGTGTCTGCTTTGCTTTGATTTCAGCTAGATAGTTATTAATACCTTGCTTAATTTCATCGTCAGTAGTACCTGCCTTAATCGACTGTTTGTAGGAATTCCATGCTGATTCTTTGCCTTTTTTATTCGGATACAGCTTCCACAATGATTCGAAATGGTCACGGTCAACCACCGGCTTAGGTGGTTTTGACGGTTTATTATTATTTTTATTATTAAATTTATTATTAGATTTATTATTACCTCTCAAGTTTTTTTGGGTAGGGTTCTCAAATTTATTTGGGTAGGTACCTAAATTTTCTTGGGTAGGGTACTCAAAAATTCTTATATACCTATTTTTAATTTGTTTAGTTCCTTCACGATAAACTACTTCTCTAGTGATATACCCGTATTTTTCTAACGCATGTAACCAATTTTGAACCGTTGTATTTGATACTTCGTATAGCTTGGCAAAGTGTGTATCAGAAGCCCAACAATACCCATCTTTTTTTGTTAGTGCCGTAATCTCGCTATATAGAAGAATTGCTTTTGCTGGTAGACGATTATCGTATCTAACATTTGCTGGAATAATTGAAAAATAACTTGGTTCTTCTTCTTTCATAGCAGCCTCCTTAATCCAATAATGAATCTATATCAACAAATCCTTTAATTTGTTGTCTACTTTTACAAAAGTCACATTTCTCACAAGGTTCTGGATCAACCTTGCCTTTAATTAATTTAATGATATGTGGCATTCTCTGTTCTAAATCGAGCAGTGCATCGTCTAGTTCTTCTTGCTTGAACTCAATCCCTAGAACTTCTGGTACATCTTCTTTTGAAACTCCAAAAATAAATGGTGCAAATTTCAAAGCATAATTTTGACGGATAATTTCTTGATAAATCGCCATCTGCAAATCATAGCCGTAAGCTGTAACAAACGGATTCCATTGTCTTAGTTCGTTATCCCAGAACTTGGCATGTAAATTCCGTGATGTTTTTAGATCACAGAAGTAAGCTACGTCATTTTCATCTTTAGGAACATGTAAGCAATCAATTCTAACTTTCCAATCCATTCCAAACATTTTGCCAGTTAAGATAACTTCTTTTTCTCCTTGATAAACGCCTTTAAACAAGTTCTGTCTTTCTAAAGCTTTAACCATCTTGTCAGCTAAAACATAGTTACTTTTTAACTGTCCTTTGCTCTTCCCACGGGAACTAATTAATTCGTTCGAATTGTCTTCAATAAATTCGTTATGGGCTTCCTCAGATTCGAAGTAAGTATGAAGGTAGTTGCCCATCAACAGTGCTGGGTTAGTCTCATCAACATTTGGAATTTCTCCGTTAAGATAGGCCATTGCTTCGGCTTCACACTTTTTAAATCGTTTATATAAAGAGAAGGACATATAACTTTCAGTTGATAAATCGTAGTAATTCTCTTTATTCAGCTGCGGTTGTTTGCTCTTCATTTTGACTGCCATCGTTTGCTACCTCCTCTTTTACTTCTTCAACTTGCTTAGCGTTTTGAACATTCGCAAATTTGTTAGCAAGTACATTACCAGCTTCAGTGCTATTTACTTCCTTACGTTCTTCAACTTTATTTGAACGTTTTGTTGCGTTGATATCTTTATCGTCTTCGGTGTAAAGCGCCCCTAAATCTTGTGGGAATGCTTCACGTAAAGCATTTACCATAGCCGATTTACGAATCATAGTAGCTGGCATACTTTTCCAAGTAGCTTGGTTTTTGTTAAATTCTTCGAATGCAATCTCAACATGTGTTGGATGCTCACGATCTTTACGGAATACATCCGCCCAAGCACCAACTATCCTGTCAGATTTAAGCGTAAATGCTCCCTTTGTATATACAATTTCATCTTTACGTTCAACAATGCATCCTGCTTCAATTCCATCGTAATTAACGTTTGATTCAGCCCTTTTCATAAAGGCTTCTTTAGAAGTAATAATTTGAGCTGGATTACCGCCAAACTTAACCAAGTAAGCTTCATTCAAGAACGGATTCAAATGTTGGTATCTACATAATTGGATGAACATCGTTACTTCTTGGTCAGTTACATTTCCGTTTCCACTCGTTAAATAATTTTTAACCATAGCTCTAGAAAGAGTTACCGATTCACCATTAACCTCGTATTCAACTTTTTTCTCTTTTTCAACTACTGCAGTATTTTCATTTTGTACATTACTCATCAACTTCTACCTCCGTATCGATTTCAAATACACGTGCTTTGGTGTTAGATGGTGTGACTGAGTCATAGATAAACGCTTCTAACATGGCATGTTTATCCTCTTTATCCAGCCGATCATACGTTTCATCAAAATCAGCTTCTTCCATTCGATCTAGCTTTTTTTGTGCATTGTCCTCAATCTCTTCGTCTGTAAGATCACGTAAATTAATCCCTCTAAAACTACGATCGACTACGTGATTAGTAACATAATCGTCAATTCGTCGTGCGCTAAGCATTTACGACACCTTCTTTCGGTGGTAGAATTGATGTATCAAATTGAAACAAATGTTTTGAATCTCGCATTGCCGTGCGGGATTTTTTTGTGCAATCAATTAACATAGTGATTACCTTTCCTTTCCAATTTTTCAATACGCTTAGCATCATCTTTCGGATCACTTAGCAGATTAACCATCTGTGATGACGCTAAAGCAATCACGATTAGTTTCAAAATAAATATCATCTTCACATCCTCCTTAAATTAAAGTTTCTTGGTTCTCCTCAATCCACTTATCGATGGCTTTTTCTGAATATCGAATTCCTCTACCATGTCCAATGTGCGGCATTGTAGGATAATAATCTCTTTTAAAAAGCTCATAACCGACATGTAATTTTTCCATCACTTCGTCTTGCGTCATTAATTTATCGGTCTTAAGAGTTTTATTGATCCGTTCTTCTATCTTTGGAATGATTAATTCAACCACTCGATCAGCTACCTTTTCATCAATCCCATCTAAGCTAATTACTGCCATCTAAACCACCTCCAGTGCCAAATCTAATGCAATCGCAAAATCATTCTCGGCTTGTCGTTCTTCTGATAGTTCTTTCTTGAACTTAATCAAAAAGTCATGTTCGTCTTGACTCCATCCAGTTTTAGCAAGTATTTCCGTTACCTGTTCGTTAAGTATTCTTCGTTCGCTTTCTTCCTTGTTAACTCTCACAAACTGAGATAACGGATCTTTACCATAGCTATTCTCAGTAAGTAGCCTTGTATCTAATATGTAGTCCGCAACGACAAACCTAAATCGTTCATCGTCTAGGACGTCAACTATATACAAGAGCTTGTCTACAGGTATTTTGTGTTCATCACTTGAAAACCAATTAGAAACTGCTTGTTTAGAAACGTGAATTAATTCAGCAAATCTTGTTCGACTTAATTCCTTTCTTTTTAAACACTTGTCTAATTCAGCCGTAACGTCTTCTATTACCAATGTTTACACCTTCTTTTTGTGTACCACGTGGGATTTTTGTTCACGTGGGATTTTTCTATAATTAAGTCATAAGCTAAATAACCATAGGAACAGTCATTGCTTTAATTTTTCGTTTGACCGCATATTCCGGAATAGCACCACGACACATACCTTGGAATGCTAGTTCTGGAATCATACTTGGTGCTTTCTTGCCATTAATCTTTGGTGGGTTAATAGCACGCAAGATGTCTTCTTCATCTAACCAGTCATTACATAACTCATACCACTGAGTCATGCCTAGTTGTGAATGCATCGCCTTTGCTTGGTTAATATTCATGCTGTTACCTCCTTTTGTTCTATTTCAGAACTACTTTTTGTAAAAAATTTTGAGTATGGTATTTTCAACATCACTTTTAACTGTGGTAACATATCCGCTTTGAATGCATATGATCCAGTTTTGTATTTATAGTAAGTTGAGCGATTCTTGAATCCCAAGGCTTTTGCCATTTCTTCATCAGAAATATGCAACTTTTTCTGTTGAAAATTAATAAGTTCTAAATTAATCATTTGCTACCTCCTTGTTCTGTTTTAGCAACTTACAAGTATTATAATATAGTTCTAAAACAGAAAAGTCAATAACTTTTTTCTATTTTAGAACTTTTTGTATTTTAAAACAGAAATGATGTTATTATTTTGTTGCTAATATAGAAACGAAAAGAGATGATATACCTTGACAAAACAAGAAGAAGAACAAATAAAAATAGGCCGTAGAATTGCAGAACTTAGAGAATCTAAAAATATATCACAAACAGAATTGGCAAGTAGAATCAATATAAATCGCTCAGTTCTTAATAGAATAGAGCTTGGCACACGCCCTGCACGTGATTTAGAGCTTAAGGGTATCGCCAATGTTTTGGACGTTTCTACTGATTACTTGGTTGGAAATACTGATAATCCTAACTCCGCGGATGACGATATGAATACCGTTGATTTAGATAAGGCTTTATCAGAAGAAGGAATGGCCATGTTTGATGGTCAACCACTTTCTGAAGAATATAAAAAGCTCTGTTAACAATGCTCAGAGCTGAAAAACGTGGTGAATAGTTTATGCATGATGATTTATTAGCACGTCTTATTTATATAGCAAGTAAATCAGGGATTAAGATTAGAGAAATTGAAGGAAATATTTCAGATCCAGATGTTGCTTTCTGTAAACGTAAAATAATAAATTTGAATGGTAATTTTGATTGTGAAATAAGTGTTGCTTTTAGATTGGCCCATGAAATTAGTCATATTCAATTCTCTCAACCTTCATTTTTATATACTTTCTCACCCTATATTAAAAATAAGGAAGAAAGAGAAACAAATGAACGAGCAATCCATATAATCTCACGATTAATATATGAAGATACACCTAAAGAACAGAGGAATTGGGCAAACTTTATGGATGAATTTAATTTACCTGTTTGGTTTGAGCCGTTAGTCAAAAATATTATCTACGATTAATGTATCTAGTCCAGACACTGAAGACTTTAAAAGCTGAAATTTTTGGAGGAAATACAATGTTACAACTTAGCATCGCGTTACAAATTATATTCTTAATTGCAATTATTGCATTTATTATTGGTTTAATCTGGTTATTTATTAATTGGTTAAGGAAAAAATCTCGTAAAGCTCCCATGATTTTTTCGGTCGTTTCTTTAATAGTCCTTGTGGTTAGCTTAGCTGGTGGTGTAGCAGTTTCAAATGAAATTAATAAAACATTATCAAGCGTCAATACTTCCACAAAAGCTAAATCAGCTAAAAATACTGACAGCGATGAATCTTCAACTGACGATGATTATTCTGACGAAAGTTCAAGCAAAACTGATAATAAAAACGAAATTGAATTAAACGATGACAAAATAGACATTAAAGACTCAAAGGAATACTCAACTACATATTCAGATTCATCTTGGGCAGGTACTACAGTTAAAATTGATAAAGTTACTGTTTACAAAACTGACGGAGAGTATTCTGATGGTGATGATGGAAAATTTAGCGGTATAGCAAAAGTTCATTTTGATATCAAAGCAGGCAGAGACATTTCTATGTATGCTACACAAGCTACATTAAACACTAACGATGGCCAACAAGTTGATGCAGATCTTACTGATAGTGATGATTTCGACGGAGATCTAAATTCTGGTGCACATTCTGATGGTAACGTATACTTCTTGCTTCCTAAATTAGATTCTGTTAGTTCTCTAAAGACTTTACGACTTAAGTTCACTTCAGATTACGACACGGATGATTATGATGACGATAACTCTAATCATTCATACGATGTAACTGTTAACTTACAGTAAAATATCACCCTCCCACTCTGGCGACTTGCAGCGGTTCGATTCCGTTGGTGGGAATTAATAAAATTTAGAAAGGATTTTTACATGCCTAATACCTATGTTGATCAAATTAAAATCAAATATTTTAGAAAATTATTGGATATTGATGCCGTGTCGGTTGGTAATAGGATTACTGTTTTATCAGGACATAATGGTGTAGGAAAATCCAGTGTTATGAGCCTCATTGCTTCCTGTTGTGGAACCAATGATAGACGAATTAATGGTGAAAGATGTCAGCCCGAGTTTGATGAATATTTTACTATTGACCCAGAGGAGCCTTTTTCTGAATATTCAATGCATGTTGATTTTGTGAAAAATCTAAATGATAGTTCCGAATTCGAATTTGCTAAAAGGGTTAGCTTTAGGGATGATACTTCTCAAGGACGCGGTATAAGACCACTACCAAGAGGAGCCAAACCATTTAAAAATAAAGATGGTTATACAAGTATAAATGAAGCTGTTGATAAAACTCGTAAAATGGTTGGAATAACCAGTTCCACAAGAGTAAAAATTCCAACTATTTACATAAGCGTATCTAGGCTTATGCCACCTGGAGAAACGGCAATAGAAATCGATAACGTTAACACTAACAATAAGATCATTAAAAATAAACTTGATAAGAAATATATGGAATTTTATAATTATGTTTTACCTAATTCGTTTGAAAACGGTGACAACAATACTCAAACAATGAAAAAGGAAAGTACAAAAAAGAAAAGAATTTTTGTTCAATTAAAAGATGCTTCAGCTTCTACTCAGTCAGTTGGACAAGATAATTTAGGAAGTATAATTTCAGCGCTCGTTGATTTCTATAATTTAGCTTCGTCACCAGATTACGATGGTGGGATCCTATGTATAGATGAAATAGATGCTTCACTTCATCCTAATGCCCAAAAAAACTTATTTTCTCTACTTGACAAAGCATCAAAAGATTTAAATTTACAAATTTTTCTAACTTCCCATTCTTTAACTATTTTAAAAGAAATAATTAAACTTCAAAATAAGGATGATTCAAACTATCGTCTTCTTTATTTTAAAGGAACCGATACGCCATTCATAACAAGGTTGAGTAGTTATAGAGCCTTAAAAGCTGATTTATTTCAAGAATCTACAGTTTCAGAGATACCAGTTAATATATATTGTGAAGATGATGAGAGCCAAAAAATGTTTAGCTTATTATTAAATGCGGCCTCAGATAACATTGAAAATTTTAAAATCCCTAAATATTCATTAATTCCTGTAGCTTTGGGAAAAGATAATTTAAAAAAACTAGCTATAGTAGACAGTAGCTTCACAAAAATCTTATTATACTAGACGGAGATTCTAAGACAAAAAATAGAATTAAAATTGAGGATTATTTAAATAATAAAACATTGTCAAAGGGTTAACTCCTATTAAACTAACTAGACCAGAAAACATGGACTACTTTCCTAGTTATTTCTCTCCCGAAGAATATCTTTACTTGATTGTATTAGAATATGTTACAAATGATACTAATCATTTAAAATTCTGGAGAAGTTTAGATAAAAAACCCGAAACTGCATTAATAACCACTGATAAGGTCAGAAACGATATACTTTCAAAGGGAAAAAATGTAACTTTTGAAGACATTCATGATAATGAAATTACCAAAAAATGTTTACTTTTGCTGAAAAGACAGATTTACTATCTGATTATTACAGTCATTCTGAAAACAAACCAGAACTAGAAGGCTGGATCAAATCTATATCAAATAAAATAATAAAATTAAAAACTATTATGGAATCTGTTGGTTATTAAATTTTTACTGGCCAAACCAAGGGTATTTTATTATAGTAATATTGGAAGTGATTATATGCCAAGAACAGAATCCCCTTTCCGATATCCAGGGGGGAAAACTCAATTATACGATTTTATACTAAATCTGATTAACACAAACAATACTACGCATACCTATTGTGAACCGTTTGCTGGTGGATCTGGATTACCGATGAAATTGCTTATAAATAACGATGTTGATTCCGTGTGGATTAATGATTTCGATAAATCTATTTATTCTGTCTGGAAAAATATTATAGACCATCCTAATGCTTTGATTAAAAGGATTAATCGTGTTCCTTTTGACATCCACGGCAGTAAATACTCAGATGAATATAATATTGAATTTTGGAAAGAACAACGCAAAATTTACTTCGAGAAAAAAAATTACCAAAACTCTATTGATAATGCATTCGCCACATTATTCCTAAACAGAACAAATACTAGCGGAATTATTACTGGAGGACCTATCGGTGGTATTTCACAGAAGAATACTAAAATTTATGTACGATTTAATAAAAAAACATTGATTGATAAAATTAATTTAATCCATAGTCTTTCCGATCGAATAAAACTTACTCGTAAAAATGCTTTGGAGTTAATTCCATTAATGAAAGAATCACTTAGTACAGAGAATGATTTTATTTTCTTCGACCCCCCCTATTTTGAACAAGGTGCTCACTTATATTATTCATCTTTTGATAAGGATGGTCACAAAGATTTAGCAAAGGAAATACTGTCGTTAGATGAACATAAGTGGATAACAACTTATGACAAGAATCCTCAAATTAATGAAATGTATAGTACAGCTAAAAATAGATTTGAATATGAACTCAATTATAGTGCAAATAATTTTAATCGAGGCAAACGTCCTGAGTTAATGTTCGCTAGTCCGACGTTAAAAATTGAATCTCACAAACCTGTATTTTTAACTGATATCACCTAATATTTGTCTCTTTTAAGTAAGAGGCTTTTATTTTGAACTCAAAAAGAACATACGTTTGTATTTTTGAATTAAATGTACACAAAGAAAGGAATTTTTAGATATGCCAAAATGGGAACCCCTTAAAAATAAACCCAATATTTACCGGTATAAAAACAACGGTGACAAAAAATATAAATATGGCGTCCGTCGTACTTACCAACTCGTTGGACAAAAACGTAAAGAGTTCACTAAAAGTGGTTTAAAGTCCGCTTCTGACGCTAAGATAGTATTAGATAAATTCAATGCTGATTTGTATGCCGATAAAATCAAGCCTAAAAATCAAACTGATATGACCATTGGACAATGTTATGAAGAAATGAAAGAGCTTAAGTTTAAATCTGGGAAATGGCGAAAAACAACAGTTCACGTTTCTAATCTTTATTTTAAAAAATATATTAAAAATGTTTTTTCTGATACCAAGATATCAAAAATGAATCGGGCTGACTATCAAACGTTCATTAACTCACTTGCTGACCGTGGGCTTTCAAAAGCTTATATTGAAGATATTAACGGATTGTATCAATCTATCATGAATTATGCAGAATATAATGATTACATCGTTAAAAACAAGATTCAGCACATTGACTTACCAGATGGGAAAGCACCAAAAAGTATGACTCTTGAAAAAGAAGATTATGAAAAGTGGTTCAGGACGGCAAAAAAAGTCTTGAATCCTTATTACTATTCAGTTGTTCGCTTGCTGGCCCTCGGAGAACGCCGTGGTGAGTTGTTAGGATTACGTTATGAATCTTTTGAAAAGCTATCTAATGAAGATACGGTTCGCTATAAAATACTGTTTGACCGTGCTCGTAACCCTATTGCTAAAAATGGATCAGATTTAAAAACAACATCTTCTTATCGCTATATCATTGCTAACCAAGATATGAACGAAGATATTGAAAATGTATTGTTTCTTTCTAAGAAAATACGTCTTAGTCAAAAGCAAACAATAAAACCAGATGACTATGTGGTTGTTTCAATAGGTACTGGTTTACCAATGGCACCTGTTTACATTAATAAGTTATTTTCCAAAGTATCCGAAGCATGCAATATTAGAATTCACCCTCACATGCTCCGTCATTATTTCGCCACGGTTGCTTTGCAAAACAACATCAACAACATTTCGGTAATGAAATGGCTTGGTCATGCTAAACCAGAAATGACTGATAAATATTTCAGATCAAACGAAAGCTCCATATTAGCGGTTTCTGATGAGATTCACGGTAAATTTTAA